ACAGTTAAGTTTATTGCACAAGCAAATCCAAATACAGATGCAAGTGATGGTTTAACTAACTTCTTTACAAAAGGAGCCGCTGCTGCAGCACAAGCCGCTAATTTAGCACAAGAGATTAATGGTAATAATATTTTAACAGGAATTACAGCAACACAAGTTGGCGATAAATTAGTATTATCTGGATCAGCAGCAGGAACAGCACCAAATGGAATTACATTTGCAACTGCATCAGGAGCTGCTCCATTTACATTTGGATCAAATGCAGCAACATCATTTACAATGGCCGGTGGTAGTAATACAACCGGAGGTGGTCCAGTATTTACATTAACAACATTATCAGATGGTGCTGACCAAAATAGTACCGGAGGTGAAGGAACAAATAATGTGTTAACAAATGGTTCAGAAAATAATTTAAGATGGGAAGTAACTTCTAAAAACAATTCAAAAGGTACTTTTAACCTTATTATAAGAAGAGGTGATGATACCATTAAAAGAAAAACAATATTAGAACAATATAATAATTTAACATTAGATCCTAATTCAACTGATTACATTGCAAGAAGAATTGGTGACCAATCAAATACATTGAGAGATAGTGGAACGTCAGATCCATTCCTTCAATTATCTGGTTCATTTGGAAATAGATCTAAATATGTTAGAGTAAGTGTTCATAAAAATACATATAACTATTTAGATTCAAATGGAAATGTAAGAGATGGTGCTTTATCAGGAAGTTTACCTGTAGTAGGATCAGGCTCATTTAGTGGTGGATCAAATGGTAATGTTAAACATCCACAAGGATTTTATGAATCAATAGAAGACACAAATGTACAAGGATATGATCCAGATACAGCAGGGTCAGGTTCAACAGCATATGGTGATGCAATTAAATTATTAAAGAATCAAGATGAATATGATATTAATTTAATTACAGTACCTGGATTGGTAGATGATAAACATGGAACAACAATTGGTGAATTAGTACAAATGTGTGAAGACAGAAGTGATTGTTTTGCAGTTATTGACCCTGTATTATATGCAGCAGGTCTTTCAACAGCAGTAGCAAAAGGAGATGCAAGAGATACTAATTATGCTGCCTTTTATTGGCCATGGGTAAAAATTCCAGATACAGATCTAGGAAGAAATGTTTGGGTTCCTGCATCAACAGTAATACCAAGTGTATATGCCTTTAATGATAGAGTAGCTGCTCCATGGTTTGCACCTGCCGGTCTTAATAGAGGTGGAATTGATATTGCAGTTCAAACAGAAAGAAAATTAACTCATGCTAATAGAGATTCATTATATGAAAGTAATGTTAATCCAATTGCAACTTTCCCGAATGCCGGTGTAACAGTGTTTGGACAAAAGACATTACAAAAGAAAGCATCTGCATTAGATAGAGTTAATGTAAGAAGATTATTAATTGCGGCTAAGAAATTTATTGCAAGTACAACTAAGTTCTTAATATTTGAAAATAATACAGCAGCAACTAGAAACAGATTCTTATCAATCGTTAATCCATACTTTGAAAATGTACAACAAAGACAAGGTTTGTATGCCTTTAAAGTAGTTATGGATGAGACTAATAATACACCTGATGTAATTGATAGAAATACAATGGTAGGACAAATATTCCTTCAACCTGCTAAAGCAGCTGAATTCATTGTAATTGATTTCAATATTTTACCAACAGGAGCTGCTTTTCCTGAATAAAATTTAGGAAAGTGTATATTTATATTAAAGAGGAAATAAAAGATGGCAGAATTACTTGACCCAACAGAAATTTTTTATACGGCATATGAGCCGAAGATGGCCAATAGGTTCATCATGTATATTGAAGGTATTCCAGCATACTTAATAAAAGCTGCTTCTAGACCGTCAATTGATCAAGGTGAAGTTATATTAGATCATATTAACGTAGAAAGAAAACTAAAAGGAAAATCTAGATGGCAAGATGTTACCGTAACATTATATGACCCAGTTGTTCCATCAGGAGCACAAGCGGTTATGGAATGGGTAAGATTACACCATGAATCTGTAACAGGAAGAGATGGATATTCAGATTTCTATAAGAAAGACTTAACTTTTAATACTTTAGGTCCTGTAGGGGATAAAGTAGAGGAATGGACATTGAAAGGCGCATTTATATCATCAGCAACATTTGGTGATCTAGATTGGGCAACAGAAGATCCATTGCAAATTGAGTTAACATTGAAATATGATTATGCAGTGTTACAATTCTAATTAGATATTTCCAAAGCATTAAAGAATCCTACCTTACGGTGGGATTTTTTACACTTATAGCATATTTATATAAAAATAATAAGTTATTAGGAGAACGAACATGGCAAAACAAGTTAACGACGATTATCCGGGTAAAGCACCAGTAATGTCTGATAAACAATTAAAAGATTTAGCAACTGCTAAATATAATACAAAAGCAGTTGATGAACCACAGGTATTTGACTTTCCAACAGAGTTAGTCGATTTACCAAGTAAAGGAAAATTATATCCTGAAGGACACCCATTAAAGAATGGTACAATTGAAATGAAATATATGACCGCAAAAGAAGAAGATATTCTTACAAATCAGTCATTTATTAGAAATGGAGTTGTATTGGATAAATTATTTAAGGCGTTAATTGTTACTCCTTGTGAATATAATGATCTTTTATTATGTGATAAGAATGCAGTTATGATTGCTGCAAGAGTATTAGGTTATGGAAAAGATTATAGTGTAGCAGTCCAAAGCCCATTAACAGGAGATAAAGTTGAACATAGTGTAGATTTAACTAAATTAGGCGAAAAGAATATTGATTGGGATATAATTAAAGATGGTGTAAATGAATTTGTACTTGATCTTCCAGCTGCTAAAATTCCAGTTAAAGTTAAATTACTAACTCAAAGAGATCAATCTAGAATGGATAAAGAGTTAAAAGGTTTAGCTAAACTTAAAAAAGATGCTCAAGTATCAACAATGATGAAATATGTTCTTATTGATATAGATGGCGAAACTGATAATGCGAAAATTAGAAGATTTGTAGATAATAATTTATTAGCAATAGATTCTAGAGCAATTAGAAACTTCCTTAAAACAATAACACCAGAAATTGATATGACTGTAGATGTCCCGGATGGAGAAGCCGGAGATACCTTTCCCAGTCAGCTTAACATCGGATTGGACTTTTTTTGGCCTGACTCCAACCTATAGGGTAAAGAAACAAGAACAAATATTTGACTTGGTTTATCATAGCCAAGGTGGATTCACATATCAGGATGTATATCACATGCCTGTATATCTACGTACATTCTATATTCTTAAGATGTCTAAAATGTTCAAAGAACAGAAAAAGGACCATGAAAAGGCTATGAAGAAAGCACAATCTAGATCAAAATCTACTAGGCCTGCGAGGGGTAGATAATTCATATAAAACATAGCAATATCGATATTTATTAAAAAGAGGATATTAACTATGTATAAAAACAAACTAGAAGAAGATCTTAAAAAACATATCAATTTGTCAGAAGGTCTTGCTTTAGCTATCGTTAAGTTTTTAATGAAGGGCAAAGTAAAAAAAGCTCTTAAGAAAATGAACGACGACCCAGAAATGCAAGCAGCAATTGATGGTATGAATTACCATGCAGCTGAAGTAAAGCGACTTGCAAAGAAGATGGATAAAGAATATGGGTTTAGACTCTAATTAGGAGATAGGTAGTGGCTGCAAATCAAGACCCAAAAAAAGCTCAACAATTTCTTTCTTTACAGGAAAGTATTAGTAAGGCAAATGCCGAGCAAGAACGGATATTAAAAGAATCCGTAAATGCTACAGGCGCAACCTTAAGAAATTTAGAAGCTCAATATCAAACTCAAGAAAAGATAAAAGCATCTGCAAAAGCAGCATCAGATTATGCAGAAGGATTTGCAACTGCATCTGCAGATGCTAATAAGTATCAAGCAATGATTGCTGCCAATGCCAAGAATATTTTCAAAGCAACTGGTAAGGTAGAAGATGTACAAAAAGCTATAGTAGCAGCAGAATCTGAATTAGTTTCGATACAGAAGTCTGGAAATGCCGCGTTAGTTGATAGCATGAAAATGCGAATTAATGTATTAAAACAAAGTAAACAAACATTAAAAGTACAACAACAATCAGCTAAAGGCCTCGGAACAATAAATGACATGTTAGGAGACAATGTAGATTCATTGGTAGGATTCCTAGGAAAATTACCAGGTGGAAATCATTTAGTAAAAATGATGGGTCTCGATAAATTAAAAGAAGGTATTGCAGCTGCATTATCAGAAGCAGCAATGGTAAATGCAACGATGGGAGGTGGATTGAAAGGTGCAACAGCTGGAGCTAAAGCATTTGGTAAAAGTTTATTAGTGTCATTAGGACCAATAGCATTAATTGCAGCAGGTATTGCAGGACTTGTAATGGTATTCAAACAAGTATCACATCAAGCACATGAGTTATCTCACAATACAGGTTTAACATATGCACAATCAAAATTATTAGTTAAAGAAGCAAATAAACAAGTAGCATCTTTAGGTAATCAATTATCACAACAAAAAGATATATTAGCAGTACAACAAGAATCTGTTAAAGAATTTGGTATCATGGGAATGATGACCACTCAACAAGCTGGTGCAGTATCTGATATGGGTATTGCATTTGGCTATGGTGCACAACAAGCTGCAAAACTTAATAATGCATTTATGTCAATGGGAGTTACTGCAGATGAAGCAGCATCGGCTCAACAAGATTTAGCAGCAGAAGCAATGAAGGCAGGCGTGAATGTAGGAGCAGTTACGGCCGATGTAGCTGCAAATGCAAAATCAACTGCTAAATACTTTGGTGGTAATGTTAAAGCATTAAAGAAGGCAGCAATAGAAGCAGCTAAGATGGGTATGAGTTTAGCGACTATGGCAAAAGTGTCCGATAGTTTATTAGACTTTGAAAATAGTATATCAGCTCAATTTGAATTACAAGCAATGACTGGTAAACAAATGAACTTTGATTTAGCTCGTCAATTAGCGTTAGAAGGAGATATAGCAGGAGCGACTGCAGCTGTAATGGACCAAGTTGGTTCAATTCATGATTTCAATAAAATGGATGTACTTGAACGTAAGAAGTTGGCACAAGCAACTGGTATGGACGTTGATGAATTACAGAAATCATTAGTAATAAAAGATAAAATGGGAGACCTAACTTCCGATGAATTAGCTTCTATGAATGCATTAGGTTTAAGTGCTTCAGAAATGGCAAATATGTCATCAGAAGATTTACAAAATAAATTAGCATCAAAACAAGCTAGTGAAAAGACGGCAGCAGCATTTGCAGCAATGAAAGCACAATTAGTAAATGCATTAATGCCAGCAGCAGAAGCAATAATGGGTATATTTTCAGCATTATCTCCATTGTTCAAAGTATTAGGTGTTGCATTAAAGATAGCATTTATGCCATTAACATTGGCAGGTAAGGCATTAAAAGGTATCATGGGATTAATGGAAAAATTCAAAGGAGTTACTATGGTCATTGGAGGCTTGGTAGCAACGGAATATGCATTAAGAAATAAAATGCTAATACAATCTAAAGCCAAAGCTGGAATGCAAATGGCGGAAAAGACATGGTTAGGAATAAAGAATGCTTTCATGAATAAAGAAGGCATTCAGGCAGGAGTTATTAATGCATTTCAAGCAACAAAGAATGCATTACAGAAGTCAGAATTAGGACAATTAATAGCAATAGGAGCACAAAAAGCTTGGCAAGGCGTTATGGCCGCAAAGGATTTAGTAGTTCAAGGATC